CGCAAAGATGGAAGTATTGTTATTTCCCACCCTGGCGCGCCGCGTCTTCTCGTGTCAAAATCCTACCTCGATGTGCTGATGGCAAGGCAGTCAGTCGATCCTTTGGAGAGGTTTTTGACCTCTTCCGGGATTGTCTGTTCTGTCTGTCGTAAAGCACTCGTTAGTGGGGTAATGGCATGTCTCGCCACGGCATTTCCTGAGAAGGATCTGTCGTGGTACTTGCAGTCACCCTTAGGGGATCTGCTCGTCACCTACTAGGTTTTTGTAACCGGGTTGTTCTAGGCGTTATGCCTTACGCTACCATTTTAACTGATGGTGGTGTAGAACTTCTTTATCGCTCTTTCAAGGAGGTAGTTTTGGATTATTACCAGGAACGTATACGCAGTCAGGGTAGTCGGCCCGGAAAGCCCTACAAGGAGACGAGGACTTATCCGATATCATGTGCTAACCGCACATGGTCGGCCTGGTCTGCGCCTTCCTATGGAGTGGCTCAATTCGGGCGGATTAAATCTTTCCGCGATTACGTTACCCCTGGGTACTGGAAGCTCCGGCGTCAGAACAAATGGGTTCCCCCAAATGTGATGATTTCGGACGATATCACCGTCCAGAATTTTGGATTCAGTGATATCGTTGCAACAGTATATAATCCCGTCACGTGTACCGGCCCTAATGATTATACTAGGACTGAGTACAGGGGAAACCTATACGTGTATGACTACCTGATCAATGTCACCGGTCCAGCTTCAATTCTGGATTCGGCGGCGATGACCAGCCTTGTCGGAGAAGTGCGAACGGCATGTTTAGCAGACAGGGGTAAAGGGCTCACCAATCTCACAGAGAGTTTGGCTGAACTCGATAAGACCTTTGCTATGCTACACAGTCCTCTTGGTAACTTGGAGAAATTTGTTCGTACTTTTCGTACGACGAAGAACTACAAGCGACTTGAGGCTCTTCGGAAGATCGGAGCTCCCCTGTTTTCTAAGAGGGGCTTAGTTCGTTCGAAAGCTGGCCGTAAGCCTGGAAAGTTGGCGTTTGAATTTCTTACGCTACTTTCTTCCGAATGGCTTCGCTTCAGATACGGGATTTCCCCGCTCATAAGCGACGTCAAGGCAGCGATGAAGGTCCTGGGGGAGACGTATGATATTGGGCCAAAACCATATACCTCTCGTTCGAAAGGTAGACTGTTTAAAACCCAGTACACACCTCTCGCCTACTCGAGCTTTTATTACCGAGTGAATGCCATGCAGACGGCTACGCACGAGTTTTCTGTGCGTGCCAACTGGACTGACATTTATCGGGCGACTCCTTTCAACAAACTTGGACTTACGTTCAAGAATGCTGTCGGTGTCGCATGGGAGTTAACCCATTTCAGCTTTGTAGTAGACTGGTTCGCAAATATCGGTGATTTGATATATGCGAACATACCCCAGGTTGCCGTTGATGCGAAAGGAGGCACCTGCTCCAGCTGGGACACGAAACGAACTGTTAATGTCGCAACTGGTGTGGATAACCTCGTACCCGCGGATCGGCAAATTACCGGCACTTACGCTGACGGTGTTATAGTTGACCGTCTTATCAAGCGCCGGGACCCTATGGACCTGAGCACGGATCTCGTTATCAAAGCGGATTTCCGCCTAGATAACTGGATTCGAGCTACTGACGCAGTTGCCCTTATACAACAGCAACTGGGTCGGATTACCGTTTTCCGGTAATCAGGGACATAACCTTCGTAGTTAAACGTTTCACAAATAAGGGGTAATCCCTCATGTCGTTGACAGTAAATGCGAAAGCCTATACTGCGGATTCATTCCAGCAGTCTGCCGTTGGTTATATTGGTGCGAATCATACTGTTTCCGTGAAAGATGATATTCGTCTCTCGCGGGTTCAGCCGAAACCCACCAGTGTTTTTAGCGGCGTAGGTCGCACGAGCGCCAAGATCACAAGGACGCACACGCTCACCGGGGCATTGACTCCCACTTGGGATGCAATTCTCGATGTGCAGGTGACGATTCCCGTGGGCATGGCTTCCGCCGACGTCGACACTCTTCTCAATGACTTTGGCGCCTTTCTTGCATCGGCGTCATTCAAGCTTCATGTGAAGGGCCAACAGATCTCGTTCTAGAAATGGAACGGGGTACTGAAGGTGCGACACTTGTTGCTTTAGTAATCGTCTTCGTTACGATGATGATTACGGTCATTGTTGCTGTGACAGTTATTGTCATAGCTCACCAGAAAGGAAATCGTGATGAGATCCAATCAGTTGAAAGAGCTGCGAAAGTTCAACAACTCACTGCAGGAAGCAAGTTGGCGTAATTACCAGCACTTCTTGCGTATATTGTTGAGCTCCATCGAACTCGATGAGGCCCGTGAGGCCTTGCGTCTTTTGGACGCAGGGGACTTTATGGGCCTTGTCGATTTCGCTGATTACTTAGCGTCGGCAGAGTTCTCGACGCCAACCAAGCATCGGTTGTGTAATCAAGTTGCTGCAGTAATTCGGAAGTATCCTTTCCCTCAAGGGTTGCTTAAAATCGACCCGAAAGAGAAAGCACTCTTAACGTTCTTGAAGTGCGAGCATCGCTGCAAGCGCATCAATCAACGTTTTGTTGCTTACCGCAAGGTAAGAAATCCGTACGAAGACGCTCTAAGTCGGGCGCGTTCGTATATCTCATATGTTTTAGGAGATCTTGATGTCTCCGCTGTATGGGATAATTGCGGCTTTGGAGCTGGCGCGAGTCTGGGGATCCACGGGAATGCTACTAACTCTGCTCGGAAGATTTTGAGCAAGAATTGGTCTGTGACTCCAGGCGCTTACTACTATGCACAAGCTGCACTGAAGAGCGACTTCCATATCTTCGAGCTCCTAACGGGGCGTGAAGGTACGAGCTACTTCAGTCTGGACCCTGAGGCCTTTAATCAGGCTTTTAAGTCCAGGGCTAGCATCGTAGACTACAATAAAATTGCGTTCGTGCCCAAGACCGTGAAAGTTCTACGAACTATTGCGGTCGAGCCGTTGCTGAATGGGTACCTTCAGAAAGGTGTCGATGTTCTTATGCGTAAAAAGCTTAAGCGCGTCGGCATTAATCTGGAGGATCAGAATCCTAACAAAGAGTGGGCCCGAAAAGGCTCTTTCGAATGGAAGGATGACGATTCTTACTGTACCATAGATCTGTCTTCTGCTAGCGATAGCGTTAGTACGGAACTATGTCGCAGTTTGCTCCCACCAGATTGGTTCGATTTTTTGAACTCAATCCGTAGTCATAGTTACAAGCTTGATGGTAGCGTGAAACACTATCACAAGTTCGTGACCATGGGCAATGGCTTCTGCTTCCCACTTGAGACGCTTATATTTGCTTCACTCTGCGCAGCGAGTAGCTCGATGGCGTCGCGTCCACAAGATTTTCTTGTGTATGGCGACGATATCGTCGTGCGAAAAACTGTGTATCCCTATGTCCTCCAACTGCTGGAGGTCTGCGGGTTTAGAGTGAATCGCGATAAGACCTTTTGTCAGGGTCCGTTTCGTGAGTCTTGTGGTGCAGATTGGTTTGAAGGCGAGGACGTACGTCCGATCATCCTTGACTATGCTTTCGATTCTCTTGAAAGTATATTCAAGTTCTGCAACATGTCACGGTCTAAGCCTCATGTTTCTATGATGCTTAGCGAAGCTCTCGAATATCTCGAGAGTCTCGTTCCTCCGCGGCTGAGGTACGTACGCCCCTACCGGGGCAATGCGGATTCAGCTTTGGAGGTGCCGTGGGATGTATTTATGGCTTCGCCCTATGCCAGGTATAGTAAGAGATTACAAGCCTGGAGTTGGGTTGAGCTGTTAGTAACCCCTGAACCCGATGTTAAGGTTAAGAGGTTTGCAGGCTACAACGTAGCTTTGATCCGGGGTGCAATAACGGGAGTTAAATCCCTTACCCCTTTCGCCGAGCGATATAAATCGCGCACGAAGTTGTGCCGACGATCTTACGCAGGAGGATATTGCATCGAGTTACCAGGATCCTTTTTCTGGGACTCGTACTTTGTTTTTCTGGGTGGGTAGGTACAACGCCCTCTCCCGTTAATAGGGAGGGCCAACGTTGTGGTTATTCTGCAACGTGTTTCGGAA